CCGATCTCTGACCGGGCCGTCGCGGCCCAGGCCATTGCGGCGATGGCGGCGGGCGCGAATGTGAGGGCGCTGCAAACCACGCCCGCCGCCGGTGAGGCGCATTTCAGGGACGACATTTCCTTCGCGAAATGGGGCGTCACGCGGCTGGAAGAGCTGGCCGATAGCCAGGTCGAATATCTCGATGAAATTTTGCTGGCGCGCGGCATGGAACTTGTTTTCGACGCCCGCGACATAGAGGCGGCGCGAACACGGACACGGGCGCGCCACGCACGGAGACACTTAACGGCCTAACGGCCCAACGCTGGATGGAGCGCACATGAAACCGGTTTTTTGCCAGGATACAGTCAATTTTCAGAACTTTATGACGTCAACGCGGCGCGTTGAAGGGCGGGGCGCGGCGGAAGCCGGCTGGCTGCTGGTGCTGGGCGAGCCGGGCCTCGGTAAAAGCCGCGCCATGAGCTATTATTCGGTTACCCAGAACAGTGTTTTCCTGAGGGCGAAGGCGGCCTGGACGGTCAACTGGATGCTGCGGGAACTGGTTACGGAACTGGGGGAACAGCCGGCCAGGCGCTCCGAGCATCTGCTCGACCAGGCGGTCAAGCATTTTGCGGTCAATGCCGGGCGCACCCTGATCGTGGATGAAGTCGATCACGCCATGCACGACATCAGGGTGCTGGAAAGCATCCGCGACATCTCCGACATGACGGAGATCACGGTGATCATCGGCGGCATGCGCGGGGCTGAGCGCAAGCTCAGGCGCCATCCGCACATCTACAGCCGGATCGCCGATGTGTGCCGGTTCGAGGCCGCCAGCCTGGCCGATACGCGGGCGATGTGCGCGGCGCTGTGCGAAGCCGAGGTGGCCGAGGACCTGGCCATAGAACTGCACCGTCAGGCCGGGGGCTATTTCCGGGAGATTGTCAACGCCATCGCCGAGGTTGAGCGCATGGCCAAACGCAAAAAAATAGCGGTCATCCAGCTTGCCGACATGGGCGGTCAGCGGCTGACGAATGACGGGCGATCCACCGCCAGGGGCGGCGCGTAACATGCCGCGCGCATCGGCAAAAGCCTCGGGGGAACCCGGCATCCAGACGCAATTACTGCGCCATCTGGCGGCGCGGGCCATGTGCCTGAGCGTGGATGAACTGGCGGTTGAAATGCAGACATTCAGCCGCCGCGATATCGCCAAAGCGGCGGGCAAACTGGTCGCGCGCGACCTGATCGCGCGCAAAAGAACCGGCTGTTACGTGGTCAGCCTGCACGGCAAAGCCGCCGCCGCCGCCGGGCTGGAAATAAAGTCCGGGCCAAAAGGCCGGATGACCGGAACCCGCGCGGGCACGAACAGCTTTCAGGCGCGGTTGTGGCGGGCGCTTCGCATCCAGAACAAAGGCACGCTCAATGATTTTATCGCCCTGGCGGAACCGGGCGCCATGAAAAACCCGCATAATTCAGCGGATCAATATTTCCGGGCGCTGACGCTTGCGGGGTATGTGAGCGTGCTGGCGCGGCGGCGCCCCGGCGCGGCGCCCACATCACCTGGATTCAAGGTGTTCGTGCTGATCAAAAACACCGGCCCGCGTTCGCCGCGCTTCGCCAAGGCCGGCAAGTTTGTGCGGGATCTGAACACCGGCGAAATTATCAACATCAGCCTGGCCGAAGGGATGCCGCAATGAGTGGCGCAGCCATGAAAATAGCTGAAGGAACCGCCCATTCGTGCTGGGGGGCCGAACTGCCCAACTGGGTGCTGGCGTTGGCCCAGGCCATCGACGCCCAGAACCTCGCCATGCCGCGCGCGCAAAAGCTGATTGCCGAGCGCATCGGCTATTCCAATGCGGTGGTGCATGAGGTTTTGCGCAACCGTTACAAGGGCGATCACGCAAAAGTGGCTTTGCGGGTGACGCAATGCCTGGCCACGGACAGCGCGGATTGCCCCATTCTGGGGCGCATCAGCCATGCCGAATGCCATGCGCATCAGGCGCAGAAAAACCCCGGATCGACGCCGCTGAAAGTCAAGCTGTACCGGGCCTGCCGGTCGGGATGCCCGCATTCATTTATCGAAAAAAAGGATGGATCGCATGCTTAGCAGACGCATGAACAGGCTGGCGGCGCGCATTGTCGGGTGGCTCGGCGACGGCAAGGAGCTTGAAGGCGAAAGCCTGTTGCAGGCGGCCTGGGAATTGCGGGAGTTTTCCAGCGACATGCGGCTGATGGAAATGGCCGCGTGCACGCGCGAGGAATTGTTCGAGGAACCCAGCCAGGCGGGCGATCCGCCGCGCGCGCGCACCGATGTGATCAGCGCGCGGCTGGCAGCGATCGCCGAAGAACTGCATGAAGACTGGAAAGTGCGCGGAAAAATTCCGGCGCGCGAAATGCTGGAATGGACGCACGACCTGCTGGCGTTTGCCGAACAGGTGAGCGATTTCGAGACGCTCCGCCACCCGCGGCCGCCGGTTACACCCGATATTCAACCGGAACTGGCCGGCAATGTGGTGCGGCTGACGCCCGGCAAGCCTGGCGCAAAGCGGGGTGGCAAATGACCCGCCTTCGCGTATCACGCTTCGGCGTGGCAAGCCCCTCGTTTCTTCTGGCGCTGGGCGGGACCATTCAGGCCCCGCGCGGTTTGGCTCGTCACAGCACGTTCAAACAGCTTTTGAGGCGGCTTCAAGCAGCCTTCGCGCCATGCTGCCCGCCGACGGCGCTACGGCGCGCCAGGCACCTGACAATGAAAGGGAAAAACACATGAGCGGCATTGAGGAAATTGACCGGCTGACGGAAGTCTACGCCACGGCGCGCCTGGCGCTTAGCGAAAAAATGGACGTGGTCAACCAGGAACTGACGGCGGTGAAGCGGCGCTATCTGCGTCCCTTGCGCAGCCTGGCGGACAAGGCGCTGGCGGCGCGCAGCGATCTGTCGGCGGCTATCGACGGGGGCCGCGCGCTGTTCGAAAAGCCGCGCACACGGGTGCTGCACGGCATCAAGGTCGGCCTGGCCAAGAACAAGGGGCGCTTTGAGTGCGACGACGAGGCCAAGAGCATCGCGCTAATCCGCAAGCACATGAACCCGCAAACAGCGGCGCTGCTGGTGAATGTGACCGAAAAACTCAACAAGGCGGCGCTGAACGAGCTTGACGCGGCGGAGCTGAAAAAGATCGGCGTGCGGGTGGCGGGCGCGGGCGATGAGCTGGTGATCAAGCCCGCCGATGGTGAAATCGAGAAACTGGTGGATGCGCTGCTGGAAGGCGCGGACGTAAACATGGAAGGGGAAAAAGCATGAGCGGGAATGGGGAAATTCGAGAAGGGGTTGGGCACAACCAGACAATGAGCGCTGACGCGCGGGCGTCGCTTCGCGATTATTTCAAAAGGTTGAGGAACATCGACGCGGAGGTCGAGGCGTACAGTCAGGACCGCGCCGAAGTGATGCGCGCGGCGCGCGAAGCGGGGTTCGATGTCAAGGCGATGCGGGTGGTTCTGCAGCGCCGCCGCCAGGACCCGCTTGATCTCGCGGAGCGCGACAGGTTTGTCGAAATGTATGAAAAAGTCATCGATGCGACAGGAGACGATGCATGAGCGTCACCGATCCCTTGCACCGGAAGGCGGAAGAGATTCTTGCGGTTGAGGAGGAAATGCTCCGGCTCAACAGCAAGAAGGCGCGGCTGTATGCGGGCGCGGGCCTGAAAAAATACCGCAAGGCGCTGAAAGAAAAGGTTCAGGCGCTGCGCGCGGCGCGCGCCAGCTTCGGAAAAGCTGATAAAAATAAACAGGATGGAGAACTGGCATGAAACATGCTACGCGCGCCCGGGCGTACAGGAATGGTATTCCGGCGCCCCAAAAGCCCGCTTCCGGCGAGAGCCTGCAAAATTATTTTGGGATTTTGATCCCTCTCCATCAAAAACTGGCGGCGTTGAACGAGCGGCGCGGTGACATGTTCTTTGCTGCGCGGCTTGATGGCTTTGACACCAAGGTCATGCGGCTGGTCTTGCAGCGGCTGAAAAGCGGCGATGCCGTGCTTGCCGGCGGGCCGGGCCAATTGAGCTATTATTTTGGGGAACTGATACGTGCCGAGGCGGAGGCCGCCGCCACAGCCAAAGAATTTTCAGGGATGTTGCGCGATGCCCGCATGGAGGGCTTTGATAGCAGCCTGATGAAATTTTTGGTGAGGCGCTGCGAGGGCAAGACGCCCTTCGAATTGGCGGCAAAATATCATGCGCTGGTGGCGGCCTTGACAGGCGCCGAAAGCGAGGGGCTGTCATGACCGTGCTGTTCAAGCGGGAACAACAGATAGAGATGTTCAGCCCCGCCGAAGTGGCGCCGCCGCCTGGCGCGATGCGCGAAACCGCAGCCGGGGCCGGGCAGGTCAGCCTGGCGCAGATCATCGCCGCCGTGGCGCTGGAAACCGGGGTTTCAGAGCGCGACATGAAAGCCCCCCGGCGCGACAGGCCGGTGGTGCGGGCGCGGCATCTGGCCATGTATCTGGCGCGGCAATTGACAGATAAAAGCCTGCCGGTGATCGGACGCTGTTTCGGCGGGCGCGACCACACCACCGCGCTGGGCGGAGTGCGCAAGATGACCGGCCTTGTCGCATCGGACGCGCAAGTACAGGCGCTGGCGCGGGATTGCACACGCCGCGCGCTCAATCTTACCCAGAAGGAAAAAATACGATGACTGACGGCACACTGGCGCAGATGCAACGCGAAGCTGCGGCGCAGCAGGTCTATGGCCTGACGCGGGGGCAATATGATTGCCTGTGCGTCATTCAGGAACTGATGGACGCTGGCGGTGTCGCGCCGAGCCTCGCCGAGATCGCGCATGAGCTGGGGCTGAAAAGCAAAAGCGGCGCGCATGCACTGGTGAGCCAACTGGTGGCGCGCGGCTATCTGGGCCGCATGGCGGAGCGCGCGCGCAGCCTGGTGGTGTTGCGGCGCGTCGAGATGCCGGATTTTTCTTATGGAGAAGATGCGGCGGAGACGGCGCCATGACCCGGCACTGGGATTTGATGGCGCTGATTGGCGCGCCGTGGCTGATTTTATGGGTTTTGTGGTGAACGGAAAGGATGGAAACATGAAGGCGAGCGGAATGAATGGCGCGCCCTTGCGCAGCGGAGGGATGGCGGCCGATCAGGGGTTCGCCATCACCAGCAATCCGCACGCGCCGGACAGCCGGGAATATTATTTCTGGCACGCCGAATGGCATGCGGCAATGGCGGACAAGCCCGTTGGGCCGGCGCAAAAGAATGACCCGTACAGGTTCAGGCAACTGGCGGTCATGTATGAGCGCATGGCCAAGGATACAGGGGTTTTGTGATGGGGAAAAAAATATACGTGGCCACGTCATGGCGCAACGCGGAGCAGCCGGAGATTGTTGCGGCGCTTCGCGATCATGGCCATGAGGTTTACGATTTCCGGCATCCCATGCCAGAAAACGACGGCTTTTCCTGGGCGCATGTGGATGCGGGCTGGGCGCAATGGTCGATTGCAGAATACCTCGAAGGGATTAAATACCCCATCGCCCGGCTGGGGTTTGGCCTCGACAAGCAGGCGCTGGACTGGTGCGACACCTGTGTGCTGGTTCTGCCCTGCGGGCGCAGCGCGCATCTGGAGGCGGGCTATGCGGCCGGGCAAGGCAAGCGGGTCATAATCCTGCTCAGGCAAGACGGGTTCGAGCCTGAATTGATGTATCTGCTCGGCGCCGGGTTCGCCCTCACGCTTGACAGCCTGCTGGAACAGGTTTCGTAAAAACGGTTTAGGATGAAGCAGGCCGCGCCCGGATGGCGGGTGCGGGGGGTGGAAAGGAGAATGAAGAGATGGGCTGTATTGGAAAAACATTACTGGCGGCGGTGGGCTTGCTGGTTTTTCTTTTTGTGCTGGGGCTGTTTCTGGACCCGCAACGAGGCGGTGGCGGCGGCGGTTATAATGCGCCGATCGAGACGCGGGATTTGCGGTCATCGGAACGCTCAAGGATTGCCGATGCAGTGCGCGGCGCGCTGAAAGACCCGGCGTCGGCGCATTTCAAATGGGGACGGTTCGCCCGGCAGGCGGGCGGCGAGAGCAGCGGTGGTGTGTATTGCGGGCTGGTGAATGCAAAAAATTCCTTCGGCGCCTATGGCGGCGATCAGCCGTTTGCGGTCTACGCCAGTTTGCGGGACGGCGCGGTTTATTTCGCCAAATTTTTGAACCTAGGGGAAAGCGAAGCCGGGCCGGTGTGCCGGATGATGGGATATGAGGATTATTATTTCAGCACCACCGTTCAGAAGAGCGCGCGTTAATGTTGACAGGTCCGCAAAATTGGGGCAGCGTGGTTAACGGAACTAGAAATTCCAGAAGCAGACGTTCGGCCCCCGACATGCGGCCCTTTCCATCGGTTTCATGCCGGGAGTCCGCGAATACAACACCCGCAAGGGGAATAAGCGGGCGCGCTCTGCTTCGCGTTTCTAGCTCCCGGCGCCCGCCTGACGCGGGCCTGCCCTTAGAAAGGCAATTAGCAGAGGCACATCATGAAAAACCTAATCCTGAGACCGGAAAACCGTGTGCGGTTCAACGACACGGAACTGGACGTGTATTACGTCAATGGCGAGCGCTGGCTGTTGGGGTCACAGATTGTGACGGCAATGGGGCAGAGCGAACAAGCGTTAAGGATGCTTTACAAACGTCACAGATCGGAGTTCACGTCCGACATGACGGTGATTGTGACGGTCGACACGCCTGCTGGCGTAAGACAGATGCGGATATTCAGCCCGCGCGGGGCGGCGCTGATCGCCATGCTGACCAACAGCCCAAAGGCGGTGGCGTTCCGTGTGGTTGTTCTCGACGTTCTGGAAGGCAAGGCGCCGCCGCCTTTGGCGCATGCTTCACCCCCACCCCTGGCCCCTCCCCACAAGGGGGAGGGGAATCTTGTTGCGGCGATGTCGGTGGATATGGCGGCCGCGTTGCGGGTGGAAATTCTGGCGGAGCGGCCATTATGGCGCAGGATCGCGGGCTATCTGCGGCGCGGGTTTCAGATCCGGGAATGCGCCAAGCTGCTGGATATGGACAAGAGCACCATCCGGGTGCATGTGCGGCGCATGGAGGCGTGCGGCATTCTGACGCCGCCCGCCAATCTGGCGGCGTTGCAGGGCAATGTGCTGAATTTCCAACGGTTGCCAAAGCCGGAAGGCGATGCGCATGCCTGAGCACCCCACCCCTGCCCCTCCCCATCAAGGGGAGGGAAAACCCTTGGTTCTGGCCGGACGGGACCGGATTGACCGGGCCTGCGCCGCATTGGACGCGGTCGCGGCGCTTACCGGGTCGTGTTCCGACCTGCATGTGGTGCCGGCCGATGGCATGGCGCAGCTGGTCGATATTCTGGTTGGCGAGCTGCGCGCCGGTCTTTCAAAAACCTGAATTCACCCCCACGCTTTATTTCACCCCCACCCCTAACCCCTCCCCACAAGGGGAGGGGGATTCCCGTGGGTTTTTTTGGCTGGTGCGTTCACGTTATGGCCACTTGTGTTGATATAATGTTCGGGAGGACACCTCTATGACAGCAAAATTGCATGGGCGCATACGCGTCGCGCCAGAGCTGGCGGCCGCTATACAGCGTCTGCTTGATGCTGAGGACAACTTCCAGAATGTGACCTCGGAATATATCGGTGCGCTGCACAGCCGGGGCGGATTTGGGCCGGAGCATCTGCACGAACAAAGATACGCGCTTCGCCGCCAGTTGAGCGAGGCCCGCATTGATCTGCAGATACTGCTCGGGGGGGGCCGGCCATGAGCAATTATCCCAAAGCAGGCATGCCGTCGCCGCCGCGCAATAAATTACTGTCGGCGATTCACGCCGCCAAGAAGCGGATGGGGCTGGATGATGGCACCTATCGCGACATGCTGGAACGGCTGACCGGCAAACGCAGCGCCGGGGCGATGGAGGACAAGGATTTGCATGAGGTTTTGGCGCATCTGAATGTTTCGGGCGCTGGCCGCGCGGGCGATGCCGTGTACCGCCGGGTGGTGCGCGCAGCCGATGGGCCGAACGCGGCGCTGGTCAATAAAATCCGGGCGCTGTGGATATCGCTGGCGCATCTTGGGGAAGTGGATGACCGCCGCGACAGCGCGTTACTGGCGTTTGTGGAACGCCAGACGGGCAAGCAGGCGCTGGAGTTTCTGACCCCCATTGATTGCAACAAGGTGATTGAGGCCCTGAAAGCCTGGGCGGCGCGCGCTGGCGTGGAATGGGATGCGCGCAACACCGGCAATGACAATGGCCCTTTGAGGTTCGCCGAGGCGCTGTGGCGCAAGCTGCATGCACTGGGAGCGGTCAAAATCGCCAGCCTGTACGCGCTGGATATGTACGCGCAGCGGGTGTGCAATATTGGCCATAAAACCGCGCTGGGCATGCTGTCCAGCGCTGATCAGAACCGGGTGGTGGCGGCGCTGGGGCGCTGGCATGCCCGCGCCCGGCGTGAGGCAAGCTCCGCGCCCCCTCACCCCGGCCCTCTCCCACGGGGGGGAGAGGGGGAAGAAAATGTCTAAACATATCAACAGCAGAAATGATCTGGCGGACGGCGGGCGTCCGAGATGGACCAGGGCGGAGCAGGATATGTTGGCGGAACTGGCGCCGACCGGGCTTGGCTTAGCGGAAATAGCCAGGCGCATGGGGCGGAGCGCGAACTCTGCCGGTTATATGGCCAACCGGATGGGGGTCAGAATTGCAATTCCGGGAAGCTGGACGCCAGAGGAGGAAGCGCATCTGGCGCGCCTGCTGGCGCGCCATGGCGCCGGCAATGTGCGCGCCATCGCAAGAGCACTGGGGCGCACGGATGGGCAAATTAATCTCAAGCTGCTGCATCGCCGGGATGTCACGGCCCGGCGGCGCAAATGCATGGCCTGCCAGACGGTATTTCGCAGCGAAGGCGCGCATCACCGGATGTGCTGCGCGTGCCGCCCCGGCAACGGCCTGCCGGAAGGCTGGTAGGCATGGGACCGGAACTGCCGGAATTGCTGGCGCTGGTGGCGCGCGAGATGGGCGAGGCGCAGGCCGTGGTTTTGGCGCAACGGCTGGGCGGGCAGCGGATTTATGTGGAAAAAGCGCCGCGCGACGGGCACCGGCTGGTGCGCCTTCTGGGCCTGGAGATGGCGGTGGTTCTGGCGCGCCATTATGGCGGGGAATATGTCTGCGTGCCGACGGGTCGTACGGCGCTTGGCGAAGCGCGGATGCGGCGGCGCGCGGTTGCCCAAAGCGCCGCATCGCACAATCAACTGGCCAGTGAGCTGGGCATTACCCGGCGCCGCGTTGAGCAGATACGGGACAGTTTGAAGGGGGACCAGCCTTCGCCAGAAGGCTACGGCCTGGCAAGAGGGGATGCGCCGCAGTTTGACCTGTTTGCAGCCGATCAGGGCGAAACGCTTCGTCCTGAAAAGTCCCGCCGCGAGTTGCCATGATGGGCGCGCATCTGAAAATGTCAAGGTGAGAAATAGCGCCATGCAGCTGGGACGCATCAGCATCATGATCGATCTGCCGGTGAACCGCAACCTGCCGGGGGTGTTGCGGGTGATTGAGCCGAGTTATTACGGGGCCGGGCCGGACAAACAATTATTGCCGGATATTGCGTGCCGGGGCAAGGCGGAGAACCTGGCGGCGGCGGCCGCCTGCAACCCCAAACGCGTTTCCATTCACGCCTACGGCGACACGCCGTCCGGCGAATATGAAGTGACGCAGATCGAGATGTTCGCGCACCGCCATTCGAGCCTGGGCGTGGGCTGGATTGCGCTGACCGGCAAACATGGCGACGCCTTGCAGGCCATGGAAAATGGCCGCAGCGGCCTGGGCATTCACGCCGGGCGCGGCAATGGGGCATTGATGGCGACGCATGGCTGCGTGCGCATCCGGGACAGGGACTTTGACGCCCTGGTGCGGGTGCTGGCGGGCACAAAATTCGACGTCGTGATCCGCGACACCCATCCCGATCCCGTCACCATCGCAGCCGGAGGAAGCTGAGATGGCCGGGGTTTTTGCCACCTGCGCGCTGGGCGGATTTTTCGGGGTGATCTTCACCATGATGTTCATCCCCATTCCGGCAGGGGCGGAACAGCCGCTGAACGTCATGCTGGGGGTTCTGGGGGCGGTGGTCACCGCCATCTGCAATTATTATTTTGGCTCCAGCGCTGGCTCGGCGTCCAAGAACGCGACGCTGGACAAGATGCTGGACAAGGGCCGCTGATGGATATGGACTGGAAGCTGCTGATCGACGCGCTGCAATGGCTGACCACGATGGCGGCCTGCGTCTATGCCTGGCTGGCCAACCGGAAAAAGGAAATCACCTTGCTGCGCGAACAGTGCGGCGCCATCGATGGGCGCCTGGGCGCCATCGGGCAGCGTCTGGAAGGCGTCGCCGGACACCGGGAAATTTCCGGGATCAACCTGAAACTGGAAACCCAGAGGGGCGAGATGCATGTGCTGCGCGCAAGCCATGACGCACAGCAGACACAGATCAAGGGGCTGCAATATGGAATCGACCGCGTGAACGATTATCTGCTCGAAAACAGGGGGCGCAAATGACGCAAAATATACATGACCCGAACGGCGATGGCGGTTACAGCACGATGGGCCAGAGCATGCTGAAAAACCTTGATGAAATTTCAGCGGATTTGACGGCGATGCGCCACGATATGGGCGTGATGCGGGGGCAGATGAAGGATGTGGCGCGCGGCGTGGCGCTCATGCTGGAGCTGTTGATCGAGCGTGAAAGAGAAACCGGCAAAGACCCGGTGTCGCTGCTTGACGTGCGCCGGGACCTTCGGAAAAAGAGGGAGATGGCATGAGCGATTTTGCAAAATTCAATGAAGCGGACCGTAGCTTGCGCATTCTGGAACTGCTGGCCGCCGAGCGTGACGCGCGGCTGAATGACGGGCTGCTGGCCAAATATCTGGAGGTCTGGGGCTACCGCGTGGCGAAAGAAGTGGTGCGCAGCGATCTGACGCGGCTGGCTGATCTGGGCGCGGTGATCGTGCATCGCCCGATGGACGGGATGTTTGTGGCCGAACTGACGCGGCGCGGCCAGGACCATGTGGAGCGCCGCACGGTTCTGGACGGCGTCGCCATTCCGTCACTGCGCGACGCATGATGGCGCGGAGAAACACAGGACGCGGGCGGCTGTCGAGCCTTGATCTGCTGCCGGTTGAAGCGGAAGCGGATTATTCCTGGGCGCTGGGGCAATTGGCGAAACGCGAACGCACCCAGGAGGCGATCCGCGACGAGCTGAATTTGCGCCTGCTGGGGCTGGGTCTGGAGCCGGTGTCGAAATCGGCGTTCAACCGCAAGGCGATGTCATTCGCGCTGATGGCGCGCCAGATCGAACAGACACGGGAAATGGCCGGGATCATGGCCGAGCGGATGGACAATCAGCCCGAAGGCGATGTCGGATTGCTGCTGGGGGAGCTGATCAAATCCCTGACCTTTGACGTGTTGTCAGGCGAAATGATGGACGGCGAAGCGCCTTCGATGAAAACGCTGAAAACCGCCGCCGAGACGGTGGACAAACTGGAACGCGCGCGCAAGGCTAATGTGGACACCGCGGCGCGGATCAAAAAACAGTTCGCCGATCAGGCCATGGCCGCCGTTGATGAAGCCGGGAAACAGGCCGGGCTGAGCGCTGAAAACCTGAAGCTGATCCGCGAGCAGGTGTATGGGATCATGGAAAAATGAACGCTGCGGTTAGGCTTTATGATTATCAGAAGGACTGGCTGGCGGACACGTCGCGGTTTAAGGCGGGCATGTTTACGCGCCAGGGCGGCAAGTCGTTCGTCGGGACGCTGGAAGTGGTCGACGATTGTTTTTACGCCGAGGCGCGGGGCGCGCGGACCCGCTGGGTCATTCTGTCGCGCGGCGAACGCCAGGCAAAAGAGGCGATGGATGAAGGCGTGAAGCGGCACTGCCAGGCCTATGATTTCGCAGCAGAGGTTGTCGCGAGCGACTGGAACGCCGGGGCCGTTACCTATAAAGCGCTGGAAGTGGCGCTGCCGGGGGGATCACGCATCACCGCCCTGCCATCCAATCCGGATACGGCGCGCGGGTTTGCGGCAAACGTGCTGGGGGATGAGTTTGCATTTCACCAGGACAGCCGGAAGATTTGGGCGGCGCTGTTCCCGGTGATTACCCGTGGCTACAAGATGCGCCTCATCAGCTCGCCTAACGGGAAGAATAACAAGTTTTACGATGTGATGACCGAGGTTGATGGCCTGTGGTCAAAACATGTTGTCGATATCTATCGGGCTGTGGCTGAGGGGTTGCCGGTCAACATTGCAGAGCTGCGCACAGCATTAAATGACGAGGACGCCTGGGCGCAGGAATATGAGCTGAAATGGCTGGATGAAGCCAGCGCCTGGCTGCCCTACGATCTGATTTCATCGGTTGAGGACGAGCAGGCGGGCGATCCGGAACGCTATATGGGCCAGCCGGTGTTCATCGGCAATGATATTGCGGCGCGCGGCGATCTGTGGGTGGCCGCCGTGCTGGAGCCGGTGGGCGATGTGCTGTGGTGCCGTGAAATCGTCATTCTGAAACGCGCCAGCTTTGCAGAACACGACCGGGTGATGGATGAATTGTTCCAGAAATACCGGGTAGCGCGGCTGACGATGGACCAGACCGGCATGGGCGAAAAGCCGGTTGAGGACGCAAAGCGCCGTTACGGAGAAAGCCGGGTCGACGGGGTTTTGTTCAGCCAGGCCAGCAAACTATTGCTGGCGACGCATGGCAAGCAGGCGTTCGAGGACCGGCGCATCCGCATTCCGATGGGGGACACAGCCCTGCGCGCCGACCTGCACAAGCTGCAGAAAATCACGGGGCCAACCGGGCTGCCGCGCTTTGTCGCCGAACGGGATTCCCCGGGCCATGCGGACCGGACCTGGGCGCTGTTTCTGGCGGTGCTGGCGGCGCAGAACCGCTGGCAGCCGATGGATTTCCAGAGCCTGGGGCAGCGTTCCAGTGCGGGCGGGGAAGCGCCGTCGCGCCTGGTTATTACGCCCGGACGCGGCTTTGGCGTGGTGGCGGGCGCCCTCGATTTACAGGGGTATCAGAATGGCTGAGGGCAAAAACCCGGAACTGCGCGAGATCGCCCAGAGCACCGTGGGGCTGGACATTACGCGGCATTTTGCAGGCGTGCTTGCCAAACCCCAGGACGCGGTGCTGGCCGCCAAGGGCGGCGGGCTGGAGATTTATCAGGAAGTGCTGCGCGACGCCCAGGTCTATTCCTGCCTGCAGCAGCGCCGCCTGGCGCTGGTGTCGCGGGAATGGGAAATCATTCCCGGCGCGGAGGACAGAGCCAGCCGCAAGGCGGCGGATTTTGCCCGTGAGATGATCGCCGGCATCGGGTTCGACCGCATCACGTCAATGATGCATTACGGGGTGTTTTACGGCTACGCCATGGCGGAGCTGATCTATGCACGGGACGGGGGGCAATGGACCATTGACGCGGTCAAGGTCAGGAAGGCGCGGCGCTTCCGGTTCGGGGCCGACGGGCGGCCCCGGCTGCTGACCAAAGACAATAGAGACGGGATCGAGGTGCCGGAGCGCAAATTCTGGTCCTATGCGACGGGTGCGGACAATGACGATGAACCTTATGGGCTGGGCCTTGGGCATGTGTGTTACTGGCCGGTCTGGCTGAAGCGCAATGGCGTCAAATTCTGGGCGGTGTTTCTGGAAAAGTTCGGCGCGCCGACGCCGGTTGGGCGCTATGGCCCCGGCGCCACCGAGGCGGAACAGGCAAAGCTGCTGCAGGCGGTGGCGGCGGTGCAGTCGGATAGCGGCATCATTCTGCCTGAAGGCATGACCATCGAGTTACTTGAGGCGGCGCGCGGCGGCACGGTGGATTATGGCGCGTTTCATGACAAGATGGACGCGGCCATCGCCAAGGTGATCCTGTCGCAGACCATGACCACGGATAACGGATCGAGCCTGGCCCAGGGCCAGGTGCATGCCGACGTAAAAGCCGAAGTGGTCAAGGCCGATGCGGATTTGATCTGCGGATCGTTCAACCGCGGCCCGCTGGCCTGGCTGACCCGGTGGAATTTCGAAGGCGCAACGCCGCCCAAAGTCTGGCGGGTGATGACCGAGCCGGAAGATTTGAACCTGCGTGCGGACCGCGATCTGAAGATCTGGCAGATGGGGTTTGTTCCGGACGCAGATTATATGCTGGAAACCTATGGGCCGGGCTGGGTGGCGCGGCCCGTAGCGGCCACCCCCACGGATGATTTCACCCCCACCCCTGACCCCTCCCCACAAGGGGGAGGGAGAGAGCGGAATGCGGCGTTTGCGGAAACCGGGGGAGACGCCACGGACCGGCTGGCGGGGCAGCTGGATTTGGCGCTTGCGCCGATGATGGACGATCTGATCGGGCAGGTGCGGGCCATCATTGACGCGTCGGATGATTTTGCCGAGGTGAGCGAAAAGCTGTTGCGGCTTCGCCCGGAACTGGACGCGCGCCAAATGGCCGACGTGCTGCGCCAGGCGCTGACCGTGGCACAGCTGGATGGGCGCGCCGATATGATTAACGGGGCGTAAACAGCCAATGGCCGATCCGCAACCCGGAAATGTGCCGTTCGATGAGGCAATTGATTTTCTGCGCCAGAAGGTGCGGCTGCCCACAAATAGCTGGACCGATATCTGGGAAGGCGCACACGCCAGGGCGTTCGTGATTGCAGGCGCCACCCAGGACGCGCTGATTGCGGATTTTCATAACGCGGTCAAGGACGCCCTGGCCAATGGCACGACTTTGGCAACATTCCGCAAGGATTTTGACCGCATCGTTGCGGCCCATGGCTGGTCGCATAATGGCGGCGCGGGATGGCGGTCCGGGGTGATCTACAACACCAATCTGCGCATGGCGCGCGCCGCCGGGCAATGGGAGCAGATCCAGCGCCAGGCGCAAGCACGCCCGTTCTTGCGTTATTCCGCCGTGATGGATTCCAGAACGCGGCCCGAGCATGCGGCCTGGCACGGCACGGTTCTGGCGGCGGATGATCCCTGGTGGCGCACGCATTATCCGCCCAATGACTGGGGCTGCCGCTGCGGCGTCGAGCAGTGGAGCGCGCGCGATCTGGAGCGGCATGGCTTTGAAGTGAGCGCGGCGGCGCCCGAAATCCAGATGGAGGCGCGATCCGTCAACACGCCGGACGGGCCGGTTATGATCGAGGTTCCCAAAGGTATTGGAACCGGGTTTGGCTATAATGTGGGGATTGCGGACAGCGGGCGCGGGGCGAGTTTTGTGGCGATGGAAAAGCACGGGGAATTTGAAGCCCTGCTGGCGCCGGGCGGCAGCCGGCCAAGTCAGACGACCCCCTTACCGGCGATAATGCCACGGGCTGGGATCGGCCCACGCGCCAGCGATGAAGCGGGTCTGCGCGCCACCTTGCGCGCCGTCATTGGCGGAGACGAGAAAATATTCATTGACCCCGCAGGGGGACGGGCCGCTGTCGGCCAGGCGATTGTGGATCACATGCTGGAAAAGCGTGATCGCCAGGACGGGCGGGAGACGTTTTTTCCGCTTATCCCGGAATTGATCGAGCATCCGCAGGAAATCTGGACCGGTTTTGCAAAAAGTGCGGTGTCTGGACGGGTGCTGATGCGAAGGCGCTATATCAGCGTGTTTGATCTGGGTCAGGCCCGCACTGGACAGGTCGTAGCGGATTTTGATAATGGGGCGTGGTCGGCGCTGACTGTATTTAGAGGCCGCGCGGCGGCAGGAAAGGACCGCACGGGACTTAGAATATATACAGCGGAAGACTGATTGTGGCGCCTGCCCCGCCGCACCGGAACTACGCCGCCCGGAATGCCGGGATAAGGGCGCGGCCCACCGGCAACCTGCCCCAGGAACATAGGGCCGGTGGCTAATAAAATCAAGCAAACGCAAACAGGCCTGAAATCGCGCCGCTGGCGGGCGTTGGCCTGGCGGCGCTGTCATTGGGCATGGGGCCGTGTAAACGCGCGTTAACAAGATTTGAACAGGCATGGCGGCGATTGTGGAGGGCGCCCCGCCTTCGTCCTGCGGGCTTCGGCGTGGCAAGCCGGGGGGCAGCAGAGAAATGCAGGCCGGGAGACGATTGCCAGGCCGTAGCCTTCTGGCGAAGGCTGGGCGAAAAAAATCTTTGGGGGCGAAACGCTTAGTCCTGATATGGACGCGCCGCTTTGGGCAATATGCGGCCATCAGGGTTTCAAAGCAAGGCGGGTTATGACGCAGATTGAAATTTTCCGGGCCGGAACGCATCAGCCGATGCAGGGCGCTGCTGTGACCATAACCAGTGATGATCTGGCAGCGATTGCGGCGGCCTATGATGTGGCGCTGCACGAGGCCCCGATTGTCGCCGGACACCCGGTGCATGACGCGCCCGCCTATGGCTGGGTCAAAGGGCTGACTGCGAAAGACGGTGTGCTGCTGGCCGAGACCGGCGATGTGGACGCGGATTTCGCCGGACTGGTGAAGGCCGGACGGTTCAAAAAAATATCCGCCAGTTTCTATCAGCCGGACAGCCCGGCAAACCCGAAGCCCGGCGCCTGGCATTTGCGCCATGTGGGATTTTTGGGCGCGATGCCCCCCGCCGTCAAGGGTCTGCGCAACGCCGCCTTCGCCGGTGGTGAAGAGGGCGTGGTGAATTTCATGGGCGATATGGACGTGGCCTATGATCTGGCGGCGCCGCTGGCGCGGTTTCTGCGCCGGATGCGCGAATGGTTTCTGACAGCGCCAGGCGGCGGCCTGGAGGTTGCGGATAGCCTCGCCCCGTCTTGGGAAATTGACGCGATAGCCTCCGCCGCCGACCGGGCGATAGCGCGCAAAAATTCCGCCTTCAGCGATCCCGCAACTGAACATCAAAAGGAAACTGGCATGGGTATCGAGAAAGAGAACGATCTGGCCGCCCACCAGCCTTCGCAAGAAGGCTACGGCTTGGCAAGAGAGGCGGCGCTGAAACAGCGTGAGGATGAACTGGCGGCGAATGCCGCTGCGTTCGCGCAAAAGCAGGCGGCGTTCGCCGAAAAAGAAAACAAGGCGCGCCATGATGAGAATGCCGCGCTGATCGCAAGCATGGTGAAGGAAGGGCGCGTCGCCCCGGCGCTGGCGCCCAGCATGATCGCGTTCATGGACGGGCTGGATGATGTGTCAAGCGTGAGCTTTGGCGAGGAAGCTTCGCCACAGACGCCGCTGGAATATTTTCGCGCCGTGCTGGCGAAGGCCGGGCCGGTGATTGATTTTGGCGAACGCACTGCGGGTGATGTTGCGCCTGCGGAGTTTGCGGACGGCGAGGCCATGGGCCGCGCCGCGCGCCAGCATATCAACGAGCAGGCGGCCAAAGGGGTGCATGTCAGCCCCGACGCCGCCGTCGCCCATGTAAAGAAAGGAAACGTAAAATGACCAATCCGATGCTGACCAAGAACTACCGCGCCGAGGCGGCCGTCGCCAAACGCCGCATCGTCAAGATGGGGACCGCCGACGGCGCCGTGGTCGTGGGCGCCGCCGCCACCGATCTGATCTTTGGCGTGTCGGCGGATATTGACGCGGCCATCACCGAGCGTTGCGACGTGCATGTGGTGGGGGTTGCGGAAGTGGAGTTCGGCGGAACCGTGACGCGCGGCGCCGCCGTGACGACGGACGCCACCGGCCGCGCCGTG